AGAACGAATAAATTCTCCACCTCTGATACCGACGCTTTCTACGTCGTATTGAGTATCCATACATTTCGTTACTAGAGGTGCTAAGTAACCATCATCAATCAAGCGTAATAAATTATCACCACTACTAAAGTCAATAGCGATATCGTCGAAGATAGCGCCTTCACCTTCGGTTAACATACCGGAATTTAAACGGTAGGGAGTAGCTGTAAAACCTACTACACAAAGATCTGGATTTTTTTCTTTTAAAGCAACGACGAGAGAACGATACATTCCCTCGCCGTCTTTTGGAACAAGATGAGCTTCATCTACTACTAATAGATCAAATGAAGGGAGCTTGCCTACCTTGTTCCAAACCGATTGCAGCTGCGCATATATAATATCGTTGTCTGTATCTCTGCTCTTAAAGCTAGCTCCATACAAACCAATATCTCCTTCCCAAACATTGTTGAGTTTCTCATAGTTCTGCAAAATAATTTCTTTAACATGACTAACGATCAAAGCCTTAGCATCTTTTTGTTGTTTCATATGCAGTACAAATTCTGCAATAACATGCGACTTGCCTGAACCTGTCGGCATAACAACTAAAGGATTGCCCTCTTCTAAAGATACGTAATTTTCTAACGCATCTAAGGCTTCTTGTTGATAGTCTCTAAGCGGCATTATCTTGGTAGTTGCTCGGGGTCAAACCAACCCCATAAATAACTAATCATCTAAACTCCGCCTTACCTATTATTTCTTCTTGCAAGTTAAACAACATATCGTCTAGCTTTACCTCGCCTACAAACACTAAGTTATTTTTTATATAGGCTCTGATAATTTTAATTGCATCTAAGGTTTCTTTTTCTTCCTCTGTATAATTCATTTGCTTAGAAATTTTTCTATTAAATACAAACCAACGACAGCAAAGATTGCTGCACTAGCTATAGTTATAAGAAATGGCAATATGAAGTTATCCATTCAACCAAGCGATCAGCACGATTGTTCCTAAAACAACAATAGCCAATACATTTTGCGAAAACGTCATAGGCTCTTTAACGCGCACTATTTCTTTTTCTCTTTCAGCTATTTGCTGTTCTATTTTCTTTTCAGTTTCTTTAATAGCTTGCTCAAGATTGATTTGCTTTTTTCTTAGCACGACTTTCTTTGGCTTGCTGATTTTTCCTATCTTTGATTTCTCTAATTTCATTTTGTATGTTCTCCCATAGAGTATCTTTAATAATTTGCCTTTCGGCCCCGTCTATCCCTTTAATAATCAATTCAGATTTTTTAGGGATATAAGTTCTGTAAAATTGTTTGTCTTTATCTTTCCATTCCCACTCAACTGCTTTGCCGTTGTAGTTAAAAAAGAATCTCACTTGCTGGCTTCCTTGTAGGCTTTCTCAAACAACGCGGGATGATGGATATAGATATACTCAACAAACGCGTTGATCTTTTTCATAGAGTCCAGGTCTTTTTGCATGTCGATTCTGCCGACAGGTGCGGTTGGACTTTGTAAGGCAAGGACGCCTTCAATTAAATTTTTTACTTCGTTCATATATGCTCCTATATATAATTACTAAATGTATCAAATAATAGTTGCGCTGTAAACTACTTTTGCTATACTAAGTGTAGATAATTTTCGGAGGAGCTAATATGAACGAAACAATATCTGAACAAATAGACCAAACAAGGGATGTCTTACGAGACTCTATCTTTGCGCTGATGGAACAATACTTCAAAGCAGGTCTAATAGAAATAACCAAAACCGATATCTACACTTGGCAGATATCCAACGATACTTCTAGACTTACTTGTTTAATAGAAGAGGTATCGGCAAAACTTATCAGAGAAATGGGGGTACACTAAATGGGAAGACTATCTGATTTTTTAATTGATATGGAGGCAGATGCCGAAGGTATCATTCAAGATTGCGAAGATGTAGGAGAGTTCTACTATCGTATGCAAAAAATTGATAAACGCTACGACGAATGCAGTTGTAGAGATTTTTGGTTTGACTGGGTAACCGACGGGTTCTTTAAGAACTACGCGTCCAGAAAATAATCGCGAGCAGGCAAGTCGTCTGGCCTGTTAAAATAATAAGAGACGCGTCGCTTTGGGGTTCCTTATACTTTCATTTACCCCACACTCCGGACTCTGAGGTGTAGTCTGCGGCAAAACACCTCACTTTCCTTTTTAACCATTCTCAGCTAAACTCCAAGTATGAAAGTCTTGGAAATCAAAAAGAAGAAACCTTCCGTACAAGAAGCTGAACGTAGACTTGAATCTTTATTCTCGGAATTTATCGAACGCGGCGCAGATGCGGAATTTGTCGCTTTACTTTTTTTTACATTCGGAACCTCAAGAGTCTTCGATTATTCAACAACAATCGAACAAGGTATTCTTAAAATAGATGAGATCTTAGAAAATTCTTTTGGTCTAACAAAAGAGATAGAATTTATCCCTGATTTTACCCCTGAAAAAGACAAATAGTTTTGTCATAAACTTTTGACAAAAGACCCCCTTCAAACCCGCAATTAGTCGTATTTTAGGCAGAGTTTTGGCAAAAACGGGGTAGTTTTGTCATTTTGTCAGTTTTGTCAAAATGGCGCAAATGCAGTACTGGCGCACTTTTGGCAGTTTTGTCATTTTGTCAGAGTACCCCCTTAGAATATGCCTAAAATCCCTCATAATCGTAAAAGTAAAGGGGGGGTAAAGAAAAACCTGACAAAACTAATAAATAAGGTAAATATATATATATTATTATATATAAATAATACATTATATCAGTACTTTACGAGGGGTGAAGAGTTTTGGCAGAGTTTTGTCAGAGACTTTGACAAAAGTATTTGAGAAAGGTGTGATAATATATTTGCAGTATGAATAAACTTAAGCTAACCGATAGGTGTCGGGAGCATCTTCCAGATGATCTGATAGAGTTGTTAGAACGACCAGGATTAGCTAAACTTTTAAAGGAATTTGACGCAAGGATAACTAAAATAGAATATGCCAGCATACGATCTGAGAATACGACCACACATCAAAGCTGAGCCTACGCTAGAACCGGTAGATGATATGCCTATTGAATATATGGATGAAGACGAAAAGAAACTAACCAAACGACAGCGCTTACTTGTATGGAACGCAGTCAACGATCCCACACTTACATTTTCTGAGGCCGCACGCAAGGCGGGGTATAAGAATCCGATTGTTGTCGGGAGAGAGATGCGACCAAGTGGAAAGTATCAGCATGTTCGTCGGGTGTATGAACGCTTGATGGGTGAGGCTAAAAAGAAATTTGAATTGACTTTTGATAAGGCAGTTGAGGACTTGTATAAACTTAGAGATGCGGCGTGGGAAAAGGAAAACTTTACGGCAGCGATTAACGCTCAGAATTTATTGTTGAAGATGGGCGGGTTGATTGTAGATCGTCGGGAAGTATTGCATGGCAAGATTGACCAGATGAGTCGGGAAGAAGTAGAAAAGAGATTACAACAGCTGTTAGGTAGTCGGGCTTTGGAGAGTAATTCGTCGGGTCGGGTTATTGAGGATAAGTCGAGTGGCCGTCTAACAGTAGATGATCTGCTAGAGTCGGGAAGTCGGGAAAAGGTCCGGAAAAAGAAAGAGGAAGACTAAACTTCCTCTCCCCTCTCTATAATTTCATTTTTCTTTCGTTTGTCGTCAAAGACTTTGACGATCTTGCCATTTGGATAGCGTTTGATTAAGTAATCCCATTCTGCTCTACCCTCAATCGTAGGGTAGTTTGTTTGCTCTTTGAATAGTTGAAATCGTCTAGCTTTTACTTTGTCGGTATGTTCAGTCATTTGCAATCTCCATTTTTAGTTTTAAATATCTTAACACTTCGATAACTTCTGCACTTCGCATTCCGTCATCACCTATAACGATATCTACGGCTTCTCGTATGATATCCTCGTTGTATGTATATAACTCACTTACTTTAGGCATTTATCTTCTCCTTAGTCGTCTAAATTTGGATAGTAGTTATCCGTCTTTTGGTTGTATCCGTAATAACCTACGCTATTAGGATTGTTAATTTGTTTAATCTCAAATCCTAAACAGTCGTTATCAATTAATTCATTTAGGTAATTGATTACATCTGCTTCATTCGGTTTTTGATTAAACTCTAACTCTATTGTTGCTCTATACATTAGCTTTACCCCTCTATTTGTTGAATGGTATGTTCGGCACAATTACTACAGAAATAGTCTGTTAGATCTATTCTTGGATTGTTTGATTGCCATTGTTGTTGTTGTTGCTCAGAACACTCTAGGATTTCCTCTAGATTGAGTAGTCCCTCGTC